CTACACCCGTATTTTTTCACGGTTTGTAATGAATTATCCTGATAACAAAATTACAATCGACTACTTTCAGACTTTCGTGGAAGATTTCTCACAATCACCAAATAATCTTTCTTGTTGTGATTTTGATAGAAGAAAACCAGATTTCTTCATTAGAATTGAAAATATTTACACCGATTATTGTAAAATTCCGTTCATCAATGAATCTGAATTGAAAAAAAATGGAACATTAATGATATTATGTAATAACAAAGTAAACAAAGCAAGGGGAAACTTTGATTGGAAAAACTTTTATAATCAATCTATTGCAGACATGGTTTTTTATTCTTGTCAAAAATATTTTGACTTATTAGGTTACGATAAAAATTCATGGAAAAAATAATTTTATGAGTATAGTTGTAGATACAAAAGAAACGGTGAATGGACCCCTTTATTACGGTGGTACTAACAATCCATATGAGGTTATCAAAGTTTGTGAAGCGTGGGGACTTGATAAAGACGCCTATTTGTTTAATGTTGTTAAGTATGTGGCTAGAGCGGGAAAGAAACACTCTGATAAAGAATTGGAGGACTTAAAAAAAGCCGCATTTTACTTAGAAAGAAAAATAAAAAATTTAGAAAAATGATTATTTGGCTCACAGGACAACCAGGTTCTGGCAAAACAACTATTTGTGAGAGAATAATTTGGGAAAAACCAAGTTTCTTTCATATTGATGGGGATGACTTAAGAAATTTATTTGAAAATAAGGATTATTCTGAAACAGGAAGAAGAAAAAACATTGAATTAGCGCAACAAATTTCTGAATACCTTCATAATAAAAAAAGAGATGTTGTCGTATCATTAGTTTCCCCTTACAAAGACCAAAGAGATAAGTTTAAACAAAAAATGGGGGATAATCTGATGGAGATTTACATTCACACAACTGAAGTCAGAGGTAAAGAGGATTTTTTCGTAAAAAATTATGAACCTCCAACTGAAAACTTTTTAAGTGTTAATACGACCGAGGAGGATATCGAAGAATCAGTATTGAAAGTATTAAACTATGCGAAAAAATAAAATAGATGAAAAAGAATTTTATCTCTTTGTTAGCAAATAGTAAAATATAGAAATTATGAAAAAAATTCATGTTGAAGGTGACCCAAAGTTAAAAAACACTGGTGGTAAACAGTATTCTATGGTGGTCGGAAGATTTCAACCTTTTCACGAGGGCCACAAATGGCTTGTCAACCAATGTTTGAATGAGGGTAAAAACGTTTTGATTTGTATAAGAGATATTAAACCTGATGAAAAAAATCCATTTAGTGCTGAAGAAGTGGAAGTTAATATAAAAAAAGAACTTTGGCGACTTATCGGAAATGAAACTGTAAAAGTTATTATCATCCCTGATATTGAGTCTGTTAATTTCGGTCGTGGTGTTGGATATGATATTATTGAACATGTTCCACCTGAAGAAGTTAAAGATATCTCTTCAACAAAAATCAGAGAACAAATGAAAGCTGAGGGAAAATTGTAATGGAAACCAACAAAATATATAATGGAGATTGCATCGAAGTGATGAGGACTTTTCCCGAAAATACAATTGACCTGATTGTCACCTCACCACCATACGGAGTAGGTATTAAGTACGACTCGTTCGATGACGACATGTATTTTGAGGAATACAAAACCTTTTCAAAATCTTGGTTGACAGAAGCTTATAGAGTACTCAAAGATGATGGAAGAATTGCTCTTAATGCACCATACGAAATTAACCGTCAAGATAAAGGTGGAAGAATCTTTATGATTTCTGAGTTATGGTCTATCATGCAAAAAATTGGGTACAAGTTTTACGGTTTGGTTGACCTTGATGAACAATCACCTCACAGGAGTAAAACCACGGCTTGGGGTTCTTGGATGTCCCCTTCGGCTCCATACATTTATAATCCTAAAGAATGTATAATTCTTGCTTACAAGAACAAACACATCAAAAAAGTTAAGGGTGAACCTGAGTGGGTTGGAGTTGTTGAAGATGTGGAACAAGAGGATGGAACAAAAAAGAAAAAGACTTTATATACAGAAGAACAGAAGAAAGAATTTATGGATTTGGTTTACGGACAATGGCCCTACTTTGCAGACACAAAACAGATGACCAAAGCAACCTTTTCCTTGGACATACCCATGAAAGCGATGAAGATACTCACTTACAAAAATGATTTAATTTTGGACCCTTTCTGTGGGTCTGGCACAAGTTTGGTGGCGGCTGTGATTGGTAATAGAAGATGGATTGGAATCGAACTCAGTGAAAACTATTGTGAAGTGGCTCGAAAACGAGTTCAACATTTTATAGATAAAAAAAATCAACCTGAACTTGATTTTGAAAAGGGGTCTTAACCCCTTTTTTTATTGTTTAGATATTTATATAAAAAAACTTTTTTATGAAGGAAGAAGTGATAAAAATGTTAGTTCAAATGCAACTTCAATGGAAGTTCTTACATTGGCAGACATTCGGAGACGCTAAACACAGAGTATACGGTGAAATATATGATGGCCTCGGAGAACTAATTGATGAATTTGTTGAGACAATGATGGGAAAATATGGAAGACCTGAATTCGATGAGCAGTTTGGACTGATGTTTCAAGATATAAGAGCTCTTAGTATCCAAGAATTTGTTGATGGAATTGTTGAGTTTTTAGTTTCTTTCACCGAGCAACTTGACCCGAAATATGATACTGACCTTTTGAATATTAGAGATGAGATGTTGGCTCTAATAAATAAATCTAAATTCTTGTTGACACTAAAATACTAATGGCAAAAATTATCAAACTCACAGAAAATGACTTAATTAAATTAGTCAGAAGAGTAATTAAGGAACAAAAAACCTTCGATTTAGGTATAAATCCTGGTCAAACTTTGGAAGGAGAACTTTCGGGGGACGTATTGACATTGATGTCACAAATGGGGGTAGTACATATTTTCAAAGTAAAAACAACTTTACCAAAAGGTAAGTTTATGTTCCTGTTCGGAAAAGACGGAAGATATTATGGGTACGGCAAAGGTGGGAAGAAACATGAAATCTTCCTCATCGAAAAAAGAAAATGAAAAAAATTATAAAAGAATCTGGTCTAAGAAACATTTCGGATTTGAAGAAAAGATATCCCAAAGCCGAAATTTATTTTCACTTAGACCTTGATGGTGTGACTACTGCAATTGCGATGAAGAAATACCTCGAGGCCAATGGTATTAAAGTTGTGGGTGCGCATACTATCCAATACGGTGATAGAGAATTCTCAGTAAAAAAAAATGATGCTAAAGGTGACACGATGCCTGTATTAGTGGATTTTGCACACGGAAAACCGATGTTTGTTATTCATACCGACCACCACGACAGACAAGTGGGTGCGGAAGCTGGAGCATCTAAATCATTCAGACAAGCTCGCTCAAATGTCGAAACAATATCTCAAATAGTTTCTCCCAAAGATTTATTCCCATCCTCAGACGTATTACTCATAAGTACAGTGGACTCCGCTGACTTTATAAGACAAGGTATTACTCCAGAAGAAGTGGTTAATTATATTTTCAGATTAGATAAAGACAAAAGTTTACAGAAAAATAAAATGTTAATGGGATTGGTTATCAACAAACTTATTCTTGCTTTCAAAAATAGAAAAGGTTTTATGGAGAATTTAGTGATGAACTCAGAACCGTCACTTCTTTCTATTTTCAACAACATAAAAAAGTGGATGAAAGAAACTAATGCTGAAGATGTAAAATTACTTCAACAAAGGTCAGAGGATTATTTGGAAAAAATGAAATCGTACCCTAAGGTTCAAGTTAAGGACGGTATCATATTTCAATACGGTGCAGGTAGTATGAGAACGGGTTCTTACGACAGATATACTCCTTTTAGAGTAAATCCTGACGCGGACTTTCTTATATTATTGTGGCCATTGGGATTACTTCAAGCATCCTGTAACCCTTTCAAAAAAAATAGAAAATTGAAAGGAGTAAACTTAGGTGAAATTGCTCAAGAAGCTCTTCAACCCTATGAAACCCAACTTAAAAGTAGAACAATACCCCTTTCAACAATCAAGTGGATAAGTGAGATTTCGGTGGGCCCCGAAAGTGTTGGATTCACTTTCAAAGACTTTGACGCCCTTTTTGGTGGAAAAATAGCCTTCTTAGAAGGGGGTCAAGATATTTTGGATAGCGCTAAAGATATTATGGATAAACCTTTCTCGGAACTCACTGAAAACGAAAAAGAACTTTTGGACAAAATCGGAATCAACATGTGGGATTTCATTCAAAAAAACTCTGGAGGACATAAGTGTATTACAAACATTTCTGGATTAAATTTTCTCGGTAGAAAAACTAGACCTTCAACAGACCCATACAGATATGACTCTGACAAACCAGATGTTCCCTACATAAAATTTATGAAACAAATTGGGAATAGGTTCTATAATCTACTCAAGGAAAAAATTCAGAATTCTAAAGAAACTGAAAGTTAAAGATGTATTCCACATCATCACCTTCTTCGATTCCGAGTTCATAACAGGTACCTCCCATCAATTCCAAAACTAAATTTCCATTACCACAATACGTGGGACAATCCTCTTCTAAACAAGGTGGACAATCATGATGTATTTTTGTTATCTTATTGTTATGAATCATTATTATGTCCAATGGGATGATACAATTTTTCATCCAAAAACATTGTGTTCTACCTCCCATCACAAACAAAAGAGAATCAAAGTTTTGGTCAAATTTTCTACCCACCA